ACTGCGATCACTGCTGGTCAAATCGTACAATCGTTGTCAGACTCAAATCGTAGCATAGGGATCTAATGGAATAAGTTATGGCTGTCACAAGAAAGACTTTGGATTTTTTACCTGGTATTTTTAGAACCGATACCAATCGTAAATTTTTAGGCAGTACATTAGATCAACTGGTCAGTGAACCCGAAACAAGACGTATTGACGGGTTTATTGGACGTCGCTTTAGTCCTAACAGCCTTGGCACAGATAATTTCAAAGTAGAACCCAGTGTTCGCAGACAAAATTATCAACTTGAACCAGGCCTAGTAGTTAAAAAAGAAGGCGAGATTGATGCGGTAGCTGACTATATCGACCTAATAAACAAAATTGAATACCATGGCGGCAATACTAGCAACCATGATAGATTATTTGAATCAGAGTTTTATAGTTTTGATCCTTTTATCGATTTAGATAAGTTGGTAAACTACAGCCAGTACTACTGGTTGCCCAGTGGTCCACCTGAAGTCACAGTTTCGTCAAATACTCCTGCGTATACAGGAACTACATTTAATTTCAACACTGATACCAGTACTGGAACCAGACGCTACAGTGTTGGTACACTAACAGATAATCCTACTCTGTATCTTACCAGAGGTAAAACCTATACATTTACTATCCCAGTTGGCTCATTCCACCGTGGTAAGTTGTATATTCAAACACAACCAGGCACTGACGGTTTCAATGATTTTTTAAAATCAGTGACCACCAGAGAAATCGCAGGACTTAGTAATAATGGTATAGAGATTGGTCAAACCATGACCTTTACTGTTCCTGAACGCACAGCACAAGATCAGTATGTGGATCTGCGTTTGGTAGAAGAAATTGACCATGCAATCTCTGCTGACTTTGCCAGCATTGACAATCTGGTATACACCAATGGCATGCTGATCAACGGACAAAATTTTGTTCCCGATGACAAGCTATTGATATTCACTGGTGCCAGCAATGCCAACAGTGCTTGGACTGATCGTAATGGTGTGGTTGTCCCTGAAGCTAACCGTCGTGGAATTTGGCAATCTAATCTTGTGCGTTTTCCTGATGGAACCACTCGTGTGCATTTGACTTTTGTTAGAGCACTAAATGAAAACGATCGTGTAAGAATACTGTCAGGCACCATGCAAGGGCGGAATTTTTATCGCACAGGAGTCACACTACAACTAGTTCCAATCATAACTGCGCCGTTGACAACTCTTTGGTATCACAATGACACTGATGATGTCTGCGGAGAAATACGTATTGTTGATGCTGACAGTCTAGACATTGATGTTGATGCTGATATCATTGGTAAAAAAACTTATAGCATAAACAATATTAGATTTACCAATGGGTTAAAAATTCGTTTTGATAATACTGTGCAACCAGCTGCATATCACAATAAAACTTACATTGTTGAGGGAGTTGGTCAAGGCATAGAATTGGTGCCCTTTGAAAACCTAACTGGTTCTGATACCAGCGACCAAGAATATATTGTAATTAATAGATTAAGTAAAGATCTAAATCCTTGGACCAGAGCTAACCGTTGGTATCACATAGATACTATCTTACAAAGTTATGCTATTACTAAAACCGACTTTGATCAAAAACCAATTTCTAATACTCTAAGAGCGCAACGTCCTATCATTGAGTTTAAACCCGATTTGCAACTAGTAAACAGTGGTCGAGTGTTTTTATCGCTGGTGGATTTTTTATTTGATGCCAATGATTTTAGAGTTGTTAATGCATTAAAGGTTCCACTCAACAACGCATTTACTCAAATTGAAAATCGATTATTCAATGATCTTAGAATTGAGAAATTAAGTTTCAAACAAGGACAGCTGGTAGTATTTTCCAATGACACCAGTGACGTAGTACGCAATCAGGTATATCGCATTGATTATCAAGATCAAACCACCAGCACAGCGTTTACAGGTACACTGATAGGAAACATCACTGGTCAAAAAGCACAAAGACGTCTAAGAGGATCTAACACTCAATTCCTTAGCCAAGTATTTGCTGGTGCAGATATCTTTGACACAGCCAACCAATTCATTGGTCGTGTGGTCAGTGTACGTGATAATTATGAAATTGTTTTAGATCGTGATCTTACTATTAATGTAGTCAACGCCAGTGGATACAAATTTATACATCCTCGTGTTAAACTAACATCTGTGGGTTCTGCTGTTGATTATCATTGCATACATGTACTAAATGGATCTAATCGAAATAAAACTTACCATTATTTTAATAAAAAATGGCATGTTAGTCAATTAAAAACTCAGAGAAATCAAGCACCAATGTTTGACATAGTGCTTGACGGCATCGATGACACCACTAGTTTAAGTTCATACTTTCCTAACAGTGAGTTTGTAGGAACCAAGCTATTTTCATACAAACCTAGCTCAACTAGTGCAATTGATCCAGTATTGGGATTTCCGCTGAGTTTTCAGGGCACCGGTGATTTTATTGCCGACATAAATTTTGTCAACAACTACGAAGCTGACTCGTTTCAATACACCGAAGAGCTAGGCGTATTCACTAGCAAGATTTACCAAGTACCAGTGAATCGCGGTTTTGTTAGAAAAAATTTAGGATTAACTGAGTATCGTTTGCTGACTCCTTGGAACAGCGTTGGTATTGGCAGCCCAAGACCCACTAGACAATACCAAATTATTAGTACAGTCTATGATGGATTTACTAGTTTTGTTGAGTTAGGAGCTCGTCCTGAGCCAGAACCGCAGGCGCCTGAAGATAGACCTAACATTCGTGTTTATGTTAACAATAATTTGTTAACTCGCGAACAACCAAATCAGCCTCCTAAGTTTGCTTACCAGACTGTAGGCACTAAACATACTCTGCGTATCGATCCCGGTTTGCTTGTCACCGGTGATAGAATTGACATCGAGTTCTACAGTAAAACCTCTAGCAGTCTAGCCTATTATGAAATTCCAGACAACCTGGAGTTTAATCCACAAAACGAAACCATAACCAATATAAACTTAGGTCAACTAAGACGTCATCTGACCAAGGTAGCGGAAAATACCTCAGGGTTAATTGGACGACCAGTTGGTGTTTCAAATATTAGAGATATCAATATCAATCACAGTGCAGGATCTATCATGCAGCATAGCGCACCCTTGACCTATGCCATGTTGTTTCTAACTGATGACAGATTGAATTTCGTTGACAGCTTAGAATATGCCAAACGTGAATATACCAAGTTTAAGAATAAATTTTTAGAGTTATCTACTACACTAAGCACAGTAAGCAGTGATCGAATCGTAGACAGTGTTGATGCAATCATTGCCAACATCAACCAAACTCGTAAACCTGGTGATGCATTTTATTACAGTGACATGGTACCATCTGGTAAAGCCACTAAGATAAGTCGACTGCCAGTGAGCATTGATGTAATCACCAATGCTGTTAAACGAAATTACTATTTAGAAAACAACTTTTTCTCCAAAGATTCAACGCCAAGTGGTCGTGCCACGTTGGTGCATTTAGATGATCGTGCATTGGTACTAGGCAGAGATTTTAATTTTGACAGCAGCGGTGTTATTCAAATTGACTCATCGGTTGCACTAAGTCTAGGACAAACCATTGTTGTACGTGAGTACTCTAATACTGATGGATGTTTTGTTCCCGAAACTCCTACCAAGTTGGGACTGTATCCAAAATTTCAACCTGTAAAATACACAGACAATACTTATAGACAGGCCACAGAAGTCATACAAGGCCATGATGGAAGTTTGACACCGGCATTTGGTGACTACAGAGATGACTTGTTATTGGAACTCGAAACCAGGATTTATAATAATCTCAAAGTAGAGTATGACCCGAGGATATTTGATCTATCGCAAGTGATTCCTGGATATTATCGTGTCACAGACTATGGTCTGGCAGAATACAATCGTGTATTGAATGTGGAATTTTTAAAATGGATTGGGCGCAATCAAGTTGATTATAGTACACACGATTCCTTTGTCAACAACGACGAATTCAGCTACAACTATAACAGAATCGTCAACGAACAAAATACCAGACTACCTGGAAACTGGCGAGGTATTTACAAATATTATTACGACACTGATCGCCCACATACGCATCCTTGGGAAATGCTAGGTCACAGTGTCAAGCCTACCTGGTGGGATACTCATTATAGTTGGACAGACCCAGTAAAAAGACAAAGTTTGATTATCAGTTGCACACAAGGTATGGTCAGTGATCCAACTAATGCAATCACTAATACAAGATTTGCTAGACCTGGTTTTAGTCAAGCTGTGCCTGTTGACAATGCTGGCAACCTAATTAGTCCATTGCGATTAGTGGTTCGTGATTTTGATAGTACAGCATTTAACCGCAGTTGGAGCATAGGAGATCATGGTCCTGCCGAAACTGCATGGCGTAGAAGCAGTGAATACCCTTATGCTATTCAACGTGCAATGGCGCTGTTGAAACCGGCACGATATTTTGCTATGGCGGCTGATATCAGTCGCCAAGCTAAAAACGATATCAATGGTCCACAGTATGTACACAAAATCACTGGCAAGCGTATATCAATCGGCAATACCACCGTCAACGGTGAATTACGCAATAACCAAACTGCCAGAGCCAGTGGCTATTTAAATTGGATACACGGATTTCTCAGCGGTCTCGGTCTTGATGCCACTGGACTAATTAGAAACAGCATTGACAATGTTAAAATTAATTTAATTCACAGATTAGCCGGGTTTACTGATAAAAAATTCATTGATGTACTGGCTGATCAAGGCAGTCCAACCAGTATAAACGATACTGTGGTAATTCCAAATGAAAATTACCAACTGTATATGAGTGCTGGTACTCCGGTTCGAAAAGCCACATACAGCGGTGTAATCGTTGAAAAAACTAGTGCAGGTTGGACTGTAAATGGGTACGATTTAACTTATCCTTATTTTACAGTGATACCCAGTGCCAGCACTGGTAATAGTCATACGTTAGATGTTTTGGGTAATCGTGTCACGGTGTTCACTGATTATCGCAACGAAAAATTAATTGTACCTTATGGATTTGAATTCAGTAGTATTCAGCAAGTAGGCGATTTCCTAATCAGTTATCAACGCTATTTGGTTAGTCAAGGATTCCAATTTAATTACTACGATCCTACACTATCGCTACCACGCGACTGGGAACTCAGTGTACGAGAATTTTTAACATGGACCACACAAGGTTGGCCAGAAGGCACAGTATTGATATTGAGTCCTGTGGCTGATGTACTTAATTTTTACAGTAGTAATACAGCAGTTGATGGCATTTATAATCGCAGCTACAACAGCCAAATTTTGGGACCTAATTTTAACATTATCCCTAACACTGAATTCACTGTGGTGCGTGACAGCAAGATTACCAAAATTACCACTATTAGTGGACAGACCATTGCTTTTGCACAGTTTAATTTGGTACAGTATGAAAATCTCTTGATCTTTGACAACACCACAGTGTTCAATGATGTATTGTATTTGCCTAACCTAGGAAATCGTCAGTACAAATTAAAAATTGTAGGTAGCATAACCGACGGTTGGGATGGTGATCTTACGCCACCTGGTTTTGTTTATCAAAATGGTCGCGTTGACAACTGGCACGTTAACACAGACTATCGCAAAGGTGATGTAGTCAAATACAAAGGTAAAAATTATACAGCAGTACAAAATATCACTGCTTCTGCTGCATTTAACTACAATTACTGGGTAGAACTAGACAGTATATATGATTCAGAACTGATTCAAAACTTTGCACATGATGCTGCACAGTTTGAATCGTTCTACGATGTAGATAATTTACCAATTGATGAAAACTTTGCAAGATTCGCTATGAGTTTGATTGGCTATCGCAACAGATCATATCTAGAAGATCTAGGTATGAACATGATAACTCAAACTAAATTTTATCAAGGGTATATCAAAGAAAAAGGTACATTGAACAGCATACGTGCCCTAAGCCGAGCTCATTTTGACAATCTTGACAGTTCGGTTGAAATCTATGAGGAATGGGCGGCACGAGTAGGCGAATATGGAGCCATTGACAGCAACCCTGAGATTAATTTAATTATCAGAGAAAGTGTCTACAACGATAATCCCATTGCCTTAGAGTTTTTGGAATATAATCAGCTGCCCACATCACGCAGCGTTCCTGCGGTGTATCCAAATCAACTGCTAACCAAAAAACTTGATTATACTAAAAATATCTTTTTAAACAGAAATCCTAATTTCAAAACAGAATTAAATTACATTGAGTTGTTTGGTGACAGTGTTATTTGTGGTCAGCAACCCAAGGCACTGGTGGCCTACAGTGTAGCTGGTATCGAAACAGCTAGCTACAGTGTTGATGTTATACAAGCCAGTGAAAACTACAGTATCACAGTGGTGTATTCTTCTAACAGTGGTACCATTGTTGACAGTATTAACCCAGGCACTAGATTTGATCTACGAATCACCAGTGAATTTTTAATAGAAAGTTTAGAATATGTCATTGATGAAGTTGCTGCCGACGAACAACCTGGTACCATCAGTGGATTAGGAGAACTCACAGCAGGCGAAGTTGATCCTGGCACGATATTGAATCTCAGGGTCACCAGTTTAGACACTGAAGATCTTAGCTACAGCATTGAGTTGCCTACTCCTGAAGATATTCCTGGTAGTACCACCGACACCGTGCGTTTAATAAAAAGCACAGTGGCAGGTGAGCAAATTAAATTTGGTGTCACAGGCATTGACAACAACGAAACACTATGGTACAGTATAGAAACTCCAACAGCAGATGATCAGCCTGGTGCAATGACCTATGACGAATTCATCACTGCTTGTACCATCGATCGCGTGACCAATCGTGTCACTGACTCACCTGACTATTTGCTATACCAGGCGCTGGATGATGATATTCAAGCAGCAGTGGTTGTACGCAGTGTTGGCAACAGCACCAGTGGCAATTTGCTCTATGGTGAAGATGGTGCTAACCAACTTTGGCCCGACGAGATTGATGCAGACATTGTGGTAATCAATCACGGTATGCGCGATGCTCAAGCCAAAGTTTCGCTGAGTGAGTATAGAAACAATTTAATTCAGTTAAGAAAGCGTTTACCAGCACAAAAAATAATTGTTTGGTTAACACCAACACCTATTAACACTGGATTAACCAATATTGTGGCACTGCCTGATCCCAGACTGGAATGGGCACGACAAGTTGATTTGGAAAATTATGTTGCAGTAATGCGCCAAGTTGCTAGATTACATGGTGATTATCTAGCTGATGCCACACAAATACCAAATTGGTTTAGTTATCTTACCGAAGACGGCATTCATCCTACACAAGAAGGGTATCGTGTATTAGTTGATACAGTACTGGCGCCACAGGTACGTGCTGCCATACGTGACCTTGCAAGACGTCGTTTAAAGAAATACCAAGACGATGTGATAAGTGCTGGATATGTAAATCGTTATGATGTTGATGAATTAATTTTTGATATCACAACCTATCAGCCTGATACCAAAAACCTAGACCACTATCGCAGTGGCTATAAGATTTGGGTAGCTAAAAACTACGATCGTGATTGGCAAGTTTATAGATTAAATGAGTTAGCACTGACTGTGGTAGGTGCAGAGCCTGACCTTGACAGTAGGTTTACCTTTATCTGCAATCAACCACACGGATTACAGGCTCGTGATGTTATTGCTGTACGCAACATCAACACAGCATTAAATGGTTTCTACCAAATTTATCAAGCTGACGAGTTAACCTTTACTGTATTTGGTACAGAAGAACAGATTCGTTATTTGGCTGGTAATGATGTGGTAGGCAAACTTGGTCAGGTATTTGCCTTTACCAAGATGCGTTTCAGTAGCATACCTGCAATGAATGCAGCTGAGCCCAATGGTGGATGGTTATTGAATGATTTAATTTATGTAGACGATACTGGATTTGGTACTTGGGCAGTTT